TTTGTCTGGGAGATACCGAGCCGAATCAAATCGGCCCGGCACTCTTCGACAGTATCCGTCAGTTCCTGGACAATATCGGCTGACGGATTCATCAGCCGCACCGCCCGCTTGATTTTGCTGAGATATGCGGTTCCGACAGCCATATATCCTCCTTACAGGTACAGGTATAGTCTGATGGGCTCACCGTCCAGCGCGTCTGTCACCTTAAAGTTGTTGAGCGCGATGTCATCGGCTGATACCGCAAAGGTCGGAGCGGTTGCTTCCTGCGTGCCGTCTCTGACCGTGCGGGTATAGGGCGCTGCAGTCAATTTATACGGCAGGCCAATCTTGTCGCCAAAGGTCACGGCATAGGTCGCGCCAGCCTCTGTATGTTGGGGGATGGTGATGGACTTGATGGTTTTAAAGGCCTTTAACCCTGTTTTTTCCGCGCTTGCCTTTGCCAAGAAGGCGAAGGCTTCCTCGATGGGTTCGTTGTTGATGTTGGTGCCCCGCACCGTGATATTCCCTGCCACCACGCTGTTGGTCGTTCCGCCCGGTGCCACCACCAGGCAGCGGGCACAGGGCGGGTTAGTGATTTCTGTTTCCGTCACCACGTCTTTCGTTGTGAGCGCGGTAATGGCAGCGTGTACAGGGCCTGCAGCCGCGGCCTCCACCGCGTTATAATCAATCGCTGCAATCTTGACTTCCTGGGCTGTAAAGCCGTAGGCGTCAGTTGACAGCCTTCCTAAGTAAGCCATTTTCTACCTCCTTATGCGCCGGCTGTTAAGGTCTTTGCGCCTTTGACAAAGGCCTCAGGGATGGCGACATCAGAGTCGAACATGGCAGCGCCGCGGTAGTCAATCGCGTTATAGATAAAGCCGGACTCAGTGGACCGCGACACGGTGATGTCCTGGCTCAGGTTCGCGACGATGTTTTTGAAGGCGCCAAAGAACATATCACCATCAGGCACAAAGTCGCTGATCAGCACAGGGTAGCCCATGATGCGATAGATGGCACCGTCAGCCTGAGCAATCGGGTATTTGCCGTCATCGCGGATGGCCTGCACCTGGCTCCAGAAGGTTTTGTGGTTCATCAGGAATTTGGCAGTGCGGGCATAGCCGCCCTTGAGAAGTCCAACCAAAGACACCATCTCTTTGTAGGTGGGCTCGGCAGCTGACCAACTGACGGCGTTGGTCTTGTCAACCCAGGTGCGGGCATAGTCAACACCCTTGGGCATGGTCAGGCCGTCACCAAGGATCAGGTACTGCTCAATCTTCTGCGCCACTTTGGCGGCGAGCTGATCAGTCAGCCAGGTTTCAAAAGCGTTGATGGTCATGGTCTGCACGGTCTGGGAGATTCTCAGCAGTTTGACAATCTCATAGCCGCCCAGGGACACCACGCCCAGGGTATCAGGTGACGCGGTAATCAAGGCGGCCTCATCATGGAGGGAAGCGTCCTCGTTGGCGTCTTCAATGGCAAATTTCAGGTTGCCGCGCACGTGCAGCAGGGTCACTTCGCTCAGAAGCGGCGCCAGCTGAACGATTTTGGCCAGAATCTGGTCATGGGTCTGGGTAGGGATGGCGCCGGCCACGGAAGTTGATACCACTTCATTGGTGCGCTTTTCCACATCGCTTAGCTCATTGCCCTGCAGCCTTTTGAGCCAGCCGCTGCGAAACTCGGGAGATCCCACCAGCTGTTCGTTTGTCAGTTCCATATGTTTTTCTACCTCTCTTGTTTCAATGATCCTGTCAGGTACCCTCATGCCGCTGTTAAGTTCCAGCGCGGTTTGTTTGCGCTCTTCCAGGTCAGCCAGCTCAGCCCTGCGTTCTAACAGGCTTTTCTTTTCCACAGCGGCGGCGTCAATTGTTTCAATCGCCTCAGCACTGCGTACTTCCACATCAAGCTCTGCCAGTCGCTCATCAACTGCTTGCAGATTCATTTCTTTTAAATCCATTTAATTCACTCCTAAATAAAAGTATCTTGCTTTGTGTAAATCAAGTTCTCTCTGCCTCTGTTGCAACTCCTGCAACTCCACTTCAATCACTCCGTCGAAGTAAGAACGGGCAGATATCTCAGTTCCCGGATTTGCCGGAAGTGAAACCGCGCTCAAATCAAATACTTTGCGAATCTGTTTAATAATTCGCGTCCTGTTAAACTCGTCATATTCATCGTTCGCAACTGTGAACGCCCAAGACATTCGTGTAATCAACCCAGAAGATATGTCCTCATATAACTCTTTAGCGGCGCTACTTTTCGATAAGTCAGCAAACATAAATAAACCGTGATTATCTGGCTCAATCCCAAGCGAACCGTTTGACGTCCTCGCTCTAACTCGACCGCTATGGTCATACTGCATGATGACATCGCTCAAATCCGCGCCATCCAGCGCATGAGGGTCAATCATTTCTTTGTATTGTTTGCCCTCTCGTTCATACAAGACATATGGGTCATTGAACGTAGTTGCATACCCCTCCACATAGTAATCCGTCTGAATTTTTTTGCTCTCAGACGGGCTTAACAAAGGCATCGACCGGTATTCTCTATCTGTTTTTACTGGCATCCTCACCAACTCCTTCCGCATATGCTAATAACCACCCACCCGCTCGCTTTCTTTTGCCTTGACAGCATTTTGTAACGTTTTGCTGGTAAACACCAAGCTTTCTTGAAGCTTCTCCAGCCGAACAAAATATTTCACCAGTATCAAGGTTTATAACAGCCTTCGCTCTTTTTGCATTACTTTTATAGATACCAACTAAAGCTTTTTCCGCATATTCTTTGTTTCCCCATAGCAGTTTTGAAGATTCCCCTATTTTACGTTTCCGCTCATACGATAGACGCTTCCCTTTGTTGGCATCTGAAATTTTCTTTTTGGTTTCGTCAGAATGTGGGCCTTTAATAATTCCAGTTGTACTTGTTTTCATTTTTGCTCTGTACTCTGGGTTTTCCCATCTTTTTTTGAGTTTTTTTGATAACAAAGCGCGGGTCTCTTCGCTGAATTTTGCTGATTTGCCAGGAGGACCATCAATAGCGTTATAGCCGTTCGGAAGCAAAGTACACAGGCTTTTTATCCACATTCGTTCTTTTTCATCAAGAGACTCTCGCGTTTTAGCTGTGTCAATTACCTCAACAGAAAATTTATCAAACCCGTATTTTCTTAAAGCCCTATAGATTGGGTAATCATATATGTTTGAATGATTTTTGTGTTCGCGCCATCTTGACTCAACCGAAACGATCGTCTGCCCAATATATTTTTTACCGTTGGCAGTATTCGTTATGCAGTAGATTTTTCCGGTGCTCACTTCTCATCCTCCTCAGGTTCTGTTTCCGCTTCACCCTTCGGGTCCTGCCAAAACAGCGGCTCATCGCCCCAGGGCACAGGCGGCAGGTTCATAATGGCCCGCAGTTCATTGGGCAGCATCGTCTTCCTGTCAATCAGCTGAATCAGTTTCAGCTTGTTGTCCATGCTCATATACTGCAGCCGGTTTGATTCAAACATGATGGCGTTGCCGTAGCCGCGCTCCCGATCAGAGTAAATCTTATAAGTCAATTCCAAGCCCAAAGCAATCAAAAACGGCTCAATCTGCGCCGCGTAGAAGGCCTCCCAGGCGTCGCCCACCAGTTTGCTTTGAATGGCGTCCTCCGATACCCCAAAGTACCGATAGATGTTCAGCCGCAGCTCTTCCATGTTTTTGTAATTGGCAATGACCGGGTCCAGCTTCAGCGGCACAAAATCCATGGAGGCATCTATCGCCGCGATGCCCGATTCGTTGCTCATCGCCATATAGTCCGCCACAAACAATTCCTTGGCCTTTTTAACATCCTCCGCCTTCACCATGCCTTTGGTAAACTTTAACAGTCCTTTTAAGTTCGCTGTGCTCTTGATGGCGTTCCCCATCCCCTGGGCGGTTGTGTCCATCAGGCTCAGGCTGGTGTTGATGGCGGCGTTGCTGTCGCCGTAGATGTCTGAGTCGTTGTAGTCTTTGCGCAGCACAGCCAGATCATCCCAGGAGGCCGTCAGGTTGCTGCCGTTACCCCACTTAAATTTGATATACAGCCTGCCGGCACTCTCCACCGCCTCCGTCTGCGCCGTTGGCATCGGATACAGCGACACCACATGGCCGGTTTCGTCCCGGTTGATGTAGATAAAGGCCACATTGTCCACTTCCAGGCGCGTGCGCACCTTGGACAGAAAGTCTTTGCCGTTCATATACAGGTTGGGCCGAAACTGCAGCAGTTTCTCCAGCTTCGGGTCATGCGCGCAGCGCGGGTTCGCCTTGCTGGTGTGCTCCGCCAGGGTACGTATGCAAGCCCTGCAGGTTTCATTCGCGTAGATGTTTCCGCTGTAAGGCGAAAATACAGACTGATAGCTGCCCACTTCTCGCCAGCTCGTTGTCGGTGCCTCACGGCCTTTTCCACCAAACAGCGCGGCGAATGCTCCTCGTATGTCCACTATCTTTTCACCTCTCATCGGATATAGTTCATGTATTCTTCGTAGTGATCCAGGTAGCCCACCCAGGCATTGAGCAGGCTCACCATGCCGTCTATGCGCTTCGTGTTGCTGGTCTTCACCGGCTGGATGGTGTCGATTCCGCTTTTGTTGAGCGACTTCACCCCGGTATTGAGCAGGCACCAGCGCAGCATGGGGTTATTTTGATAAACCACCTTGTGCTCTTCAAAGGCAGCGCCCATCTGCTTCATCGGGCTTGACCAGGTAAAAGGTCCCTGCGGTATCTTCTGCATATCAAATCCCCGGTTGGCCATATCCACCTGCCAATACCCTGCCAGCGCCCTGTCGTAGCAAATCCACAGCGGTGATATCTTATGCTCCTCCAGCATCTCCACAAACCAGCTGGTCACATCGTTATAGTCCACCGCGGCACCCTCGCAGATGTGCAGCCAGCCATTGTCCGCCCACAGCCTGTAGGGCGCTTCCCTGACATTGTTGCTTTCGGTAAAATCAATGCGCATCTGGGGTAGAAAATACTTCTGCAGCACATAAACGTTTTCATCCTCCGGCCGCCTGATCAGCAGCGTGGCACAGGTCAGGTCCGTCGTGCTGGACAGGTCGCAGCCCCCAATGGCGTAGGTATCCTCCAGGTAGGCCATCGGCACAGCCGTCTCATTCACGGCCGCTTCATAGGGCAGCCAGCTCGAGGCGCTGTTCTCGGCGATGTTCATGTCCTTGGTTAAAATGGTCGGCAGAAAGCTGGGATCGCGCTTGGCCTTCTCCACATTATCCGAC